AACTCTCTTCGATTAATAACAATCTTAAACCCTGTAGGTTGTAAATAGTTTGTGCCACAGTCAAAAGTATTTGATGCCATAACTTGATTTCCTGTAAAAGTTTTAGTATACTAACTGTTCAAATGAAACTGGTTTATCTATTTATATGTTATTGAGTGAGAAAGATGCACATTACGCCGCATCGCGTCTGGTAGAATACTTCGATGACTTTGGTCGTATCGATGACTACTTCCGTGCACGAAAGATTGAACGGATACGCAACATCCCAACCCCGCTACCAGGCCTGAGTGTCGAAGACGATCTCTTTCAGCGGTTTGATTTGCACCCCCAAGATATGAATTTCCGGATTCAACAGATATCGAATGAACTATTTGACACACTTCTTGAAAAAACGGCGTCCTTTTCTCCCGATGAGTCGCCAGGCAAAACCCACAAAATGGTTGTCAAAGAAACCACGACAAACACCATCGTCGGGTTCATTCGATTCGGATCACCACTGATCAACTCAAAACCGCGAAACGAGTATCTTGGGGATGTTCCTGATCTTGACATATTCAACCGTCGTGCTATCATGGGATTCAACATTGTCCCTGCACAACCGTTTGGATATAACTACTTGGGTGGTAAACTACTCGCCGCTATCTGTTGTTCTCACGACAGTCGCCGTCTCCTGAATAAAAAATATGACACAGAGTTTTGTTTATTCGAGACAACATCGTTGTATGGCAATCTCAAGGGTGCATCAATGTATGATGGTATGCGTCCCTATCTCAGATATAAGGGTGACACACAGTCTAAGTTTCTATTGACGTTGGGTGATGACTTCTATCCGGAGATGCGTGATTGGTTCACCAAGAAAAATGATGGCGAAGAAATCATACCCAAAGGTGTGTCGTCTCGTAAACTAAAGATGCAGACCAAGATGGTTCAGGTTGTAAAGTCATCTCTAAAACAGTATAATAAAGAAGCATACGAAAACTTTACGTCAAAGATTGCGTCTGCTAGTGACGTGACTACTCAGAAACGATTCTATATGAGTGAGTATGGATACTCCAACACTCGTGATGTTCTGCTGGGTAAGACTGACACACTGATTAAGGCAGAGAACTTCGATAGATTCGAACTAGATAATATAGTTACATGGTGGAAGAAACTCGCCACCAAACGATACGACAAACTCACCCGCGAAGGTCGAATTCGAAATACACTTGAGGTGTGGAATCAAGACACCATGAATGAGATTGACATCATACGATGAATATTACGATTGCACGACTACGATCTTTTGTGCGGTATCAAGGGCCGTTGCAAACCGTCCTTGACAGTTTCTTTGAGAACTATGTCAAGTGGATGAAGGCAAACCCACAACACAACTACGCCACCTATAACTGTTCACTGGATGGATCGAAACCTGTACGAACACCAGAGACTATCGAGTGGGCAGATGTAATTGTCATTCCTAGTGACTCAGAGTTTCGGTATCACGGTGAATTACAGATGAACCCCAAAGACTTGGAGAAGAGTCAGTCACATATCGAGAAGATCGCGCCATACTTTGCCGGCAAAACTGTAGTTATGTTCCGCAGTGATAGGGGTGATACCGAAGAGTTATATCGTAGTTTCTTGCCCGACATCAAGAAATTCATCACGATTGATGAGATAGACTTCAGTGGCAACATTCACGGGATGAAGTATCACTTCATTCAACGACTAAAGAATCCTATATCCGAAGCATTGTTCGAAGGTAAGTCCATCGACTTTGCATATTGGGGTAGAATGAAACACGGTAACGATCGAGAGAAAACTATTCGCAAGATCTATCGTTCGCAGTTGTCGACCGTTATGATCGGTGGGTTTCCGTCCGGAGTGAAACGAGAGTCTAAGTGGATCAAGGATTGGAATAAACTCTATCCTATGTTAGAACCCGCTCGTGCTACGTTGTGTTTCAATTGGTTAGATCCTCACGCCACCACATCACGATACCCAGAGGCATTGTCAATCGGTATGATACCGTTTGTGTGGCAAGACTATGACATCGACAACACATACAACATTGATCCATGGCAGAGAGTCCAGACGTTTGAAGAACTCGAAGAACGAATCCTTGAGTTACGTGATGATAATGTTTTGGAAAAGAAACTAGAAGAGTATCGCAATAACTACTCCAAGGTTCTACTCAGCGAGGATGCCTACTATCACGCATTCGCGGAACGAATGTCGGCTATTCATAATTAAAATAATAAAACTGTTGACACACCCAGATTGTTATGATATAATTACTCCGTAATTTGTGATGAAGGTTTTAAAATGAAAAAAGAAACAATCAAGATCAATGGTGAAGAAATCACCTTGTGTGGTGATCGAACGCAACGGCGTGTTGCTAGAAAAATTCTTAAGCGTGCGAAAAGTGAAAGTATCGTGTGTACTATTCGCGATTATTTCGGAGAAGGTAAAGGCGATCTTCAGGTTGATGTTGTAAACGCTAACCCAATTCATCAACGTCCACCCGTTAACACTTGGTTCGGAACTCCAGAATCTCCTAAGTACGACAAGAAGATGTCTGGTATCATCGAGTCAATATTGTTTAAGGGTTATTCTATCGGACAGATAATTCTTCATCGGTGTGATGAAGATGATTGCTATAATATTTTTGAGTCAATTGACGGAGGTCACCGCAAACGTGCTCTACAATACTTCATGTCCGGTGCTCTTGTTGTTTTATCACCAGAAGGTGAGGCGCTCGTTTGGAACTCTTTGACTGAAGAGGAACAAGAACTTTTTCTCAATACTCAGATTACCTTCCTAGTGTACGAAGGATTGACCAATTTTGAAAAAGGTGATCTTTTCCGAACAATTAACGAGACTACGTATGTTAATGATCAAGAACAGTTAAATGCTTACGGTGACACCGATTTTGCTAACGGTATTCGTGGTTTTGTTCGCAATATTGGTGATTACGCACCACACACATTCTTTACCGAAGAAAAAGGAAAGTATGTCTATAAGCAAAAAGGTAATCAACGACTTGATACCGAACAGTTATTGACAAGAATCTCTTGGTTGGTACTTAATAAGAAACTTGTTTCTGGTACGTTTAACGACTATTCAAAGATGTTTGAGTCAATGCCCTTCCCAGAAAATGATTTAAGAACTTTTCTCAATAAGTTGTTGTCTCTCGCGTTCGCAAGAAAGCGAGTTGGATCGAAGACTGTCAATAAATTATCTGACAAAGAGATTCGATACTTTACTTTCCTTCACTTTTACTTAGGTGATTATGTAATTAAAGATGGATGTTGGAATGCTTTTTACGATCAGTTTGAAACTGCTATCGATCGTTTCTATGACAAGAACGACCCAGTTTGGGGAAAGGTGTCCGATGCCAACACAGGTAATACCGAAGGTAATATGATCGATAAGATGTCTGCCCATTGGCATGACGTAGACAGTATGACCAAAGTCGCTGAAGCAGTAAAGTCTAACTTCCCTGACTTTGATTCGGTTGTTATTGTTAAGAGTGCAAAGAGGTCTGCAACCTCAAAAGATAAAGAGACACAGTTCAAACAACAAGGTAAGGTTTGTGAAGTAGAACGTCGATTGCATCTTGCCGGTGTTGCTCCTGAACCAAAGCGAACGACGATTTCTCAATGTGAATGTGCACATATCAATCTTCACTGTGAAGGTTCCGATTCTGAACTTGGTGATTTCTATATGATCAAGAAAGAATATCACAAAGAACAGACAAAGAGAAAGTTTGCAAACCTTGATGATTTCATCGAAACTCTCATCTCTGAGAAATCTCTAAACGCTGCATAAAAAAAAGGGACTCCGAAGAGTCCCAATTAGTACCGATTTATTATCTTTCTTATGTGAGGATGTTGTCCACACGGAATACACGGTAGTACTGGTTAGTACGAGCAGTTGCAAGACCGTCAGCAGGTGAAGTACCCACAAATGGGTTTGACGCCATTCCGTAACGAGTCTTAAACCCGATACGTGGCTGGAAGTCGGCTTCCCCGACCGCCCGAACCATCTGTAGAGGTACGTATGGGCAGTAGAATACACCAGCATCGTAAGGGTTAGTACCCTTATAACCAACAGTAACATAGTCACCAGTTGCATATGGATCGATGTACACACGTGTACGACCGTTCAATACACCAGCGAATGTGTTACCAGTGTCATCAACTTCCAAGTTAGTTGCAAGTGATGGAGTGTAATCAAGCATACCAGCAGCAACAAGAGCAGTAGCAACATCTGAAGAACAGATGACTACGTTACCCTTACCACGACGAGTTTCTTTCGCGATTACGTTTGCTTCACGCTCGATCTGTACCAACAGACCCTTGAACTTCTCAACAGACCAACGACCGTCAGCGTCTGAAGAAAGATCAAAGATACCCTTAGTAGTGACGTTAGCTTGACGCGCACCGATCTTTGCCTGTGAGTTAATAGTACGAACTACTTCGCGGTTGATTTCCGCAAGTACTTCTGTAGACAGAATGTTTGCCAACTCTGTCTCCGCGTCAAGACCGTGGATTGCCTTCAGGTCTTGAGCGAGTTCGAGAGTGTACTCTGCCTTCAACGCACGTGACTTAGCAGTTACAGTCGCCTTCTCGATGGTGAATCCCATCTCTGCGAATGACTCACCTGTGTTACCAAGTGCTTCAGCTTCTGCTGTAGTGTATGCGTCACCAGTTGTAGGTGCAAGTGCTGCGCCTGAGTCAACGATAGAACCTGAAGAGTCCAGATCCAAAGTACCACGTGCGCCTTCCAAACCTGAAGGACCAGTTGTACCGTTGCCAGTAGCAGTTGAGTCACCTGAGTAGTTTACAGGCGCTTCGTTGAACAATGCTTCTTGCTCATCGATAACACCAGCTTTTGAAGTCTTGAAACGTGACTTCATTGCGAAGATAAGACCAGTAGGACCAGACATTGGCTGAACACCACAGATGTCGTATGCCATGAGGTTAGGCATTGCACGACGTACAAGTGCGATCAGTACGGGGTTCCAGTTATCAGCTGCACCACCAGATGCAACAGTACCAGCACCAGCAGAGTTAGCCGCAGTCTCAGTGAGACCACGCATCTGAGCTTCTTCACGGAATGCAATTTCTTGGTTCTCAAGAACTGCAGCAGTTACAGCACGACGGTGCGAATCTTTGATAGCACCTGCGCTTTCTTCGTTGAGAATGGGAGACCACTTCTCAACTAATTGATCGTAAGATTGCATTAGAAATCTCCTTACTTATTGGTTTTTTGGATTGCAGTTAGGTACTGTGACATTACAGAACTTACTTCTGTTGTTTCGTCAGCAGACCAATCTTCTGATACTTCTTCTGTTTGTGCAGGCACTTCTGACTTGAAGTATGACTCTTTCACAGTCTTAACTTTCTCTGCGAATGTGTCTTGATCTTCAAAGTCTAGACCTGAAACTAAAGAAGCGAGTTTTTCTACCTGAGTGTCAGCGAGATCACGTGACGCTTCGCGGATAACCGCTTCGCGTTGGAATGACTCGATCTTCTCAGACATTTCGAGAACTTCTGCTGTACGGCTGTTGAGAGACTCTTCGAGTTCTTCAACTTGGTCAGCAAGTTCGTCAACTAAGTCGACCTTGGACTCAGGAACCTCTACGTAAGACTCTTCGAACAAATCACGCAACTTGGTCATAAACCCTTCTGCGATTTCTGTGCGTAGACCCTGTTCTACAGCAAGTTGGTTCTCTTTCATCCAATTTTCAACTACATAGTTCAGGTATGAATCAATCTTCTCTACGAGGTCAGAACGAGTTGCGTCCAATTCCTCTTCGAGTCGAGTTTGATACTCATCTTCTAAACGCTCAACTTCTTCTGAGAGCTTAGACTTAATTGCAGTCTCAAAAATAATTGCGGTTTTCGCTTTGAACTCATCTGACAAAGTAGCTTCGGATTCAACAAGATCATCTAGTTCGTCAGTGTAAGAAAATTCTGGCAACTCAACTGCTTCGCCATCTTCTTCTACTTCTGCACTTTCCATGTATGAATCGTACATCTTAGCCATTTCTGCCTTAGACATACCGTTCATCTTGGTGAACATTGCATTGATCATTGCTGCCTTAGTCTTAGGACGGCCAGCAGGCTCATCCTTACCTTTCATATCGCCTCTTCGAGCAGGAGCTTGTGATGTAGCATCACCCGCTTTATCTACTGAAGCGACAGACTGCTCTTCATCTCCAACCGGCATTTTCTGAGCACTAGCTTCCTCAATTTCTGGAAGCTCAACATTTTGGTCATCAGACATATGTTTTACTCCTTAAAGTTAGATTTTAACAACGAGAGGAAATTCTTGTACTCGCGAATCTGCGTCTCATAGAGATGCGTTTTCGGAGCGGATTTAATTTCAGTCTCCATTTCTTCAATGACTTGAGCCTCAATAATACCGTTGTTCCAGACCCATTCTACACCTTCCATGACGCCGTTTACAAACGCGCCAGGTGCAGAGGGATCTTGTACAATATCGACTGTATTGAGAATGAAATCGTCACGTACATACATTGTACCGTTTCGCTGCTCAAGACTACCCATACCACGAGTTGACACGCCTAGTTGAACACCACCCTCTAGAAGACCTTTCACAATCTTACCCATCGGAGTATCCAATATTTGTGCCTTTCCTACCACATCATTGCCTTCAAACTTGAGGTCAGTGATGAGGTGTGAAACCTTGTCAAGATTTACTGTAGGCCCTTCAGGATGATTTAATTCACCCACTGCACGTTTCTGTGCGACCTGTTCCTTGACGTATTTACCGACCGCCTTTTCCATTACTGCTTTTGGATAGACACGACCGTTTCTATTCTTTTGTTCTGCTTGTGCAAATACACCTTCAATGACGTAATTCTTTTCGCCATCTTCTTTTTTCTCTACGATGCACTGAACATCGTTTTGTGTGTATTCAGATATTAATTTCATTAGAATTCCTTAGCGAATGCGATACCCGCTTTCTCCGCTTCTTTTTGTGTTTTGAAGGTGTCTAGTTTATCACCATCAATAAACACATCAAACTTGCCTTTATTCTTGTGTACCATCACAGTGTGACGATTCACTTTTTTGTCGAAGACATGTTCGCCTGGCGGCATCTTAGCACGTTTTTCGCGAATGTCTTGGAACTTTTTCATATGAAACCTTTTCTTTTGTTGCAGTTTTATTTATAAAAAAAAGTTTTTAGACCGGTGCAACTAGATCATCTTCGTCATCAAAATCGATTTCGTCATCGACTTCAATTTCGTCTTCTAGTTCTTCTACGTCTAACTCGACCTCTTCTTCTTCATCATCTAGTTCGTCATTGTACAAAGAAGAGGCAATTTTAATCTTTGCCTGATCCATTGCATTTTGAAGACGATCATTAATCATATCACCAAATTGTCTTTCTGCATTAACAAAATCCTGTCCTTCAACAGAATTTAAGAAATCCGCGATAGGATTTGGTGCCTCAATCGGCTCCGCTTCAAGTTCGTCAATTACTATTTCATCATTGTTGTCCGTCATTATCATCTCCTTCCGGCTCAGGTTTCACTTCCGGTTCTGGTTCCTTCGGGTTTTCTATTTCACCCGATGCAACCTCACCTCCAATTTCCTTTTCAATATTTTCGATATCTTCGTCAGAGAATCGCATAATATTACGCATTGCCCACTCTTTCGATATGAACTCACCTACGAATCCAGACATCTCGTTTAGAAGACCTGCACGTTCACGGTAGATCTCCATCTCCTTGAGTTCTGTAAAGTAGTTATCCCGCACATAATCTACGTAGATATCATCTTTCCACGACTCCCAATCTTGTTCTGTAATGATACCTTTCAAGATCAGTTGCTTGCGTAAAATACCCAAGAACATCATAGAGAATCGACGACGCAGTTTGTCAATAAACTTCTGGAACTTAACTTCGTCACGAGAGATCTCAGTAGACCGACCCAAAGAGAACTGCGCCTCTTGTTCCAAACGGTTTACTGGGACATTGAGTGATCGATACAATCTCTTTTGAAAATAAATAATGTCATCGATCTGTCCCAGATTGTCGCCGCCTGGCAGTGTTGAGATCTCAGTACCTCGACCACCTTCTTTACGAGGTAACCAGAAGTCTTCCAACATGGACATATGTTTACGGTCATCTTTGATCTGACCGGTAGACGCATCATAGACAAGTTTGTTGCGATACTTTGCCATGATGTCTTTCATGTATTCGTTCGCCTTACCACGTGGCATGTTACCTACGTCGATGTAGAATATACGACGTTCAGGTGCACGTGCAAGACGATAAATTACAAGACTGTCTTCCATCATACGCAACTGGTTGATGGGTTTGAGTGCCTTGTGTAGATGCGACAGAACTTTCTTTCTACCTTCGTCTAGTACACCAGACGTTACGTAACTGATCGCATCTGTAGAAATTCTTACCGAAGCATTTGACTGTCCGGGCTTTTCTTCGAAGATATAAAATTCATCGACATTGTCAACAATCTTAACACTAGTCTTCGGATCTTTCTTATACTTTACTTGTTTTACTTTTCGTATTCTCGCAGAATCAATATGACGTATTTCTTGAATACCTGCCTTTAGATTAGATTCGTTAACGAGAAGATGATGAACACAACGTCCATCCACATACCACGATCTGAAAATATCATGTCCCAGATCATTGAAATTTAACATAGAAACAACTCGATCAAACTCTAATCGAATAGATTCTTTAATTTTATCTGGTGCGTCAATTTCATCCACTGTGATTTTCACAGAAGAAGATTGTTCAGATGCAGAAATAGCTTCATTGACAATCTCTTCAATTGCCATATCAACTTCGGGGTGTTGTGATACACCACGGTAACGCATAATCAATTGTTGATTGTCTTTTGCTTGGTCTCCATCCATATTGATGTATTGACCATAGTAACCCGCAGCGCTGGTCACATAACCCGCGCCGTCCGGATCTGTTGGAGCCACTGGAGATTGAAGTTTCTGAGTACCGGATGGTTTTGCACCAGCTCTCTTAATTTCAAATCCAAATAACTTTAATACGCTGCCGTTTTCTTCTGCCATACCTATTCCTAAAATAAAATAAAAGGGAGACCAGAGTCTCCCCTATATTTAGAGACTATTAAGTTGTCGTATTCGACTCCCAGTATTGGTAAGCGAATGTAACATCAAACGTCTCTATCTCACCACGAGTATCATAACTCAACGCGATTGGACCGACAGTTTCGGGGAATGCACCACGAATGTCGACTCGTTTGATTACTGACTCATCTCGATCAAGTTGTTCAACAAAGAGGTCCGTTTGATAATCAACAGGGTTCACCAAACCAGTATTTGATGAGTGACCATTGATACCATTTGACCAACGCTCCATTGCGTCACGGATTGCAAAATCTGTGTCGTTCAAGATTGTTACTGTCCAAGGTTCAAACGTTCTCTCTGAAGCCATCTTGAGTTCACGTCCACGGAAGTTAACAACAAAGTTGCCAACCTGTGACTGTGGTAACTGAGCAGTTTTGCAGAGAAAAGAAGTCAGTTCCGCATCACCACCCGCATATGCTGGGAAGTTGATCGTGCAACGGAACAGATTGGCTCTTGCGCCACCACCACGGAGTTTTGACTTAAAGTCATCTACGCCTAAAATTGCCATTGTCTATCTCCTTAAACTGTGCCTACGACTTCTTCAAAGTCCACACCAGTTCGAACACCTACGAAGTTAAGAGTTACGTAGTTGATTGAACGTGCGGGTTTGATGAAGACCGACGCAACAAATGAGTTTGTATCGATGATATTGGCAGTATTGTTTGTTTCATCACAAACAACCTTAAAGTCTGTAATACCACGACGCCCCTGTACTTCACGCAAGAATGGTTCGATGATGTTCACGAATTCTGCACGAGTAAACTCATCGTTGAATTCGAACAATACATTCTGCGCTGCACCTTTGATTGCTCTCTCGATAACCAAGAACAAACGACGAACGTTAATTCGGTCGAATGCTGAAGGTTTGCGAATAAACGTCTTATCTCCGTACAAGACAATCCCTTGGCCCGGCAAGTTAACAATTGGGTTGACGCCCGCTTTGTACAATGTATCCCGTTGTGACTTAGTTGGGTTGTACGCAAGAGCGGTTACACCAAGATAGTTACCTCGACGTGTTCCCGCAGGCGAGAACCAAGGAGCAGAATTATTATCTGTCAGTGCCATGAGACCCGCAGTCGATGACGCAGCGGGGATAAACTGATACTTGTCGTTGTACTTATCGTACACTTTCAAGTAGTTGTTATCAACTGTCAAGTATGACGAAGATGTAAAGTTCGTTACTGCTGTAGTAATGTTAGAGTTAACAGTTGTAGGGTTATTGACATTCACAACCGCAGCACGGTTGGGAGAAGCAACTACCATACAATCTTTACGAGAAATCGCAGTAGCGACCAAATCGTTTACAACAGTTTGTTGGTTTGATGAAGAGTTCATTCCAGGCGCGATCAAGAAGTCGACCTGAACTGTGTTTTCATCTTCGAACTCATCAAAACCTGCAAGATATTCTGTTGTTGTCAATGACGCAGAGTTTACACCACCACTAAACGAGTTAGCGAGAGGCGATGAAGATTGGTCTGCACCATTAGTTGCGTTAGTGAAACTTGCAGCCGTTGTTGCCGCACCAAATAATTGCGTTGGGTGGTTTGCACCCCAGACATAAGTTGATCGGTCATCAAGAACATCTAAGATGTAATTGTTAGAACCATCTTCAGTCTTTGCATCGGTTGCAAGAGAAACGTTTGCAAATGTTTCGAGAACAGTATTGGGAGTTCCAGAGAAAACACCGTCTTCGTCGATAACTGCTACGTGGACTTCGTCAAGTGCGAGAGCACTATCCGCAGACCGTGCTGATACCCATGAAGATGTGCCGGGCTTCGCATCGAAACTAGATGAATATGCCCAGTTATCCCATGCAGAATCTTTCGATCCACACACGTCAATCTTGAGTGAGTTACCAGCGGAACCTGACCACTTAGCAATAAAGTTACCAGAAGCGCCTGACTTTGTTGCATCCCAATCGTCTCTATTCTCAATCAAGTCAACCGAAGAACCACTGTCTACTGCGTTTTTCGCTGCAGAAGTCGCACCACGGACAACAAAGAGATTGCTTGAATACTTGAGGAACTGAGTTGCAGAAAGAAAGTCGATTGCTGAACTGTCGTTATTGTATGAGGGATCTCCGAAATTTTCTACCAATTCTGTTTCAGTACCTACTAGAATTGGTGTATTTACTGGACCCCAAGCGAAATCACCCACAAATGCACCAGTCGAAGAAGTTACGCCTGGCACAATACCTGACAGATCCACTTCTTTTATAGCGACATTTGGGGATTCAGACTTTAGTAGAGCCATAATCGTATCCTTTTTATTCGTTGTGTTATGATAAGTGACATAATGCGATATTATTCGTCAATATCATTATTTATATATTACGACGTTTCAACGTTCCACGGTATTGACCAGCTAGGGTCTTTCATCGCATCCTGCATTTCTATCTGGTTTATCGCATCGTCACCATTATCAATAAATCCAAACGGAACCATATCCGCTTCTATTTCTTGCATTTGTTGTTCAAACATCATCTGTTTAATATTAACATCGGTCATATCACTGAAAACCTGTGTTGATATAAAGAAACCAAACATGACCAAGTTCATCATGAGATCGTCGTGGTTTCCATCACTCGCCTCGTAAGACTGACCCTTAGAGACAAACGTAGATATCTCTAGTATTGTATTTTCATCCACCACTTCTAGTTTGTTCTCTTCAAGTAGATCCTTGATACCGGAACACCCTAAACGTTTTACTCGACGGTTCATAGTGATACCGATCGCGTTTGCTTTGACCGCAGACTCAAGGTGTACGTTCTCATACTCCAAGTCGTGATACAGTCCGTTGCACACCACTTGTCCAGCATCATTAGATTCTACCACCACATAAGCTTCGTTGTACGCTTTCGCAATTTTATAAATAATATTCGGGAAGAGTATTGGAGAGATACGATTGTTCTGATACACTGCAACCTGTTTAAATGGTCTCGCAGTTACATCGATTACCGAAAAGGTACTATAGTCCAACCCTCGACCCTTCGCTACATCGACGGTCATTATGTAATCGTGTTTGGGTTGCGTTTCTTCGTATATCCTAAACGAACCACCCTCCATAGTTTTCTTTGGTGGTTTTGCACGGAAGTTTAACAAGGTCTCTGCATTGATCAGAGTGTCACCGGTACCAAAGAATGTGTTACCGAATTCCTGATCAAACTGCAACTGACTCGTGTTCGAGATGGTTTGTTTCTTCCACTCTTCATCACGGCCTGGCACATCGTGCCAGTTTACCGTAAACGCTTTATATTCATTTGTTTGTTGTACTGCTCCCTCCCATATCTTGTGGAAGGTATTCCCAATACCATTTGCAGTAGAAGTGATAATGACCTTTGTATCCTTACCAGCCGAGATAACAGGGTAGGTGGAAGTATAGAACTCAGCTGCTCGCTCAACAAAAGCAAACTCGTCCAGAAAAAGCAAGTTAACAGACATACCCCGTATAGAAGAACCACTGGTGGCAGCAGCAACAATGCGACTATTATTACTAAACTCAATAGAACCTTTGTTAAGTGCTCGACAGCCAGGTTGTAGAAAAAAGGGTAGATTCTCAAGTGCCAAGGTAACTCGTTGGAGCATTTCACGCGCCGTAGCCCCCTTGTTAGCGAGGACAGCGATAGTCTTTTCGGGATGAAATATAGCGTACCATAAAAGATAAACAACGGACGAAATACTCTTACCACTCTGTCGACAGGCAAGTACGATCGAGAAACGATTGTCGTTAAAATGACGAAACATTTTTTCTTGGTACGGGTACAAATTAAAGTTGACAAGTCCTTTGTCAAGTGATATAATCTTAACATACTGTCGCGCAAAGTATGTAGGGTCTTGCATACACTTGGCATATTCCCTGACTTGATCTTCAGTCCAAGATTGTTGTACACCATCTCCCTTAACATTAAAATTCCCTAGATAATGTTCAGTCATTTGGGGTTACGTCTTTCTCTTCCTTGTGCAGTAATCTTTGTAAGTCTGTAGTACTGCCAATGAATACATTGTTGTTAGTGACTTCCTTGTCAGCCTTAGGATCTGCCTTGATGTCCTTGTGTTTCTTATTCAAGTCCATCAACTTATCTGTTACGTCCGCGACATTCTTGATCATGCCAGACAATACCTCGAAAGCACGAGGGTGTTCGGACTCTCGTGCAACTTCGATCATCAAGTCAAGACCCTGTTTACCACTCTCGATCAATTCAAGATAGGTATCACGAGAAGTCTCGTAATCGTCCTTGATGTTTTTCTTGTCTTCGTTATCCGTCAAGTT